GCACCTTTCTTCCTCATCAATTGATGAGGTGACGCCACAAGCGTCAGGCCAGTCCCGGAAACTAATTGTTCCTTGGACAGGCCCGAAAGGTAAGTCAACGACCTGAAGTGATCGGTTACACTTGCACAAGGAAACCTGGGGTGTCCAACCCCCCCCAATTCTGGGGGCGCTCCTATGGGAAGACCCATAAGGAACGCAGCCTTATGCATTTGCCAATATGGCGAGAAGTACCAAAGACCAGCTTTTCTGTCAACCCCTTGGTTGACATTCTGCTGGCCTATAGTCAAGACCTGGGTTACCCAGTTAACTTGACCCTTCGAGCCGCCAGGCGGAGCAACCCAATTAGAAAGGGTGGTATGGTGCTGAACCAGACCATCGTAATACGGATTTTCCGTAAATAACGCCTTTCTTAAGTGGACAAATGTCTTCTCGGGGGAAATTGTTCCTCCGAGTAATGGCATTGTTGCCTCATACCTGGCTACTCGTCGTGAGTACGCCTTTCCATAAAAGGCATCGTCACCCGTCAGTGCTCCCTCATTATGAGGGAACCCCGCTAACTCAGCACAATAGGCTGACATTAGTGGCATTAACGGAAACGATGTTGGATCACCCATCATGGCACCAGTTGTGGTCATAACCCCATATATGGGGTTAGTGACCAGACTGAGCCAATCAAGGTAATCCCGGAGGTATCCTTTCGCCAGACCAACAAGTCGGCGAGGGATGAATGGCGACCTTACTATCCTTTCTTCCACCCAATCGGGGGAAGTAAAGTTAAGTTCAGTCGGAATTCGCGGGGCTTCAGAAAAATCAAAAAGCTCCACATCCTCCACTCCGGGACCAACGGAGACTGCATGCTCAAGAGGCTTGAGCAGCAGTAATTTAGGGCCAAAGAGTAAGTCAAAATACTTGACATACTTCTGAAGCCGATGGTCAACTTCAGCCAACTCCTCATATACCGTCCTGGTTAACCAGAACGGATGGAGGTCCGTAGCATTACTCATATCCTGAGAATAGTACGGCCCACGACCGGGAATAACCGGAGGAATGTCACCGCCACAGGCGTTAGACATCCTGGGGTCTTTGATCATAATATGATCAATGGCCCTCCGTAGGATTTGCTGAATGAGGTTACCTGCAGTCAATGCACATGTGGGAAAACGGGTCTTAAGGCCCTTTTCTCCTGCTTCAATTGGAAGCACCGGTAAAACCGGCACATGATCCATTACCCACAGGGTACCTCTAATTAGAGCATCTTGGTGCTTACCAGAGCTCTCTGCCATAGCTTCTAAGCTAGAGTAGGGAAACTCTTCCGGCGAATTAATCGGTTTTCCCTTTTCACCAAAACGATTTTTGCTGAAAGGGGCCGATGTAAATTCATTCCGGCTGGTATAGTTATCACCAAACCGAGGGGTATATACGCCCTCAGGCGTTATACCTTGCTCGAGGAGGTAGCCGATGCAAGTCAAATCTTGAATTGCCGTCGAATGACCTCCCATGCTCCGCGTGTAGCCGATCGCTGCATGACCACTAGGTTGTGTACGCAGATCAGCAGCTACAGGACTCCGTATGCGGGTCAAATATTCTTTGACCCACGGTCTCCAGCCTGTCAATTCAGCAGGAGGTTCGGAAGTTAATCGGTCTTTTAAGGCCGAGAACCCCGCATCCCTCATAGGAGCAGGTAAGGACCGGCCCACATATGAAAATGTGAGCCCCATCCACTTCTCAGGACAGGAACGCCAGAGGTGGTCTTGAGGGATTTTTCCATCAAAATACCACTTCCGGGCTGCAGCAGCCAGGGACTTTAGTCTCTGGGCGGCAGCTTCAGGCTCCATTATTAATGAGAGCTTGAAACGTTCAACTGATCTGATAGTGTTTGAGTTTAGGTACCAAACCCTACCCCGTCTTGAACAGACCCTCCGGATCTCCTGGTAGCCTAATAATAAGGCGTCCCAAGTGGCCCGAAGAAAGCTCAGAGTTTGAAGCTGGCGGTAATATATTGCCACCC